ATTTCAGCTAATGCTTCTGTGCAGTTGTCGAAATACTCGCAGTTTCCGCATACACGGTTTTCTGCGTCTTGTAGGGAAACATCCCAAAACTTAGCAATCTTAGCGTCTGGGTAGCCGAAATGGTGCGTCTTTTCTAGCGCAGCAGTCATTTCTTTATTGATGTTCTTAGTAACGAGGTATTTTGTGCCGTTATCTTTTTCTTCGGCTTTTGACATCATCTCGTCTAGCAAACCCATCATTTTCATATCGTTACCCATAAAAAAAATGGGCGAATCTGCCCAAGACAATTTTAATGCTTATTTTGACTTTGTGCAAGAAAGGCATATAAAACGCTCGTTCATCCCATTATTGAATTTTAGGAAAATGCCACCTTCTGTAGTCTTGTTAATCTTGCAACTTGTACAAGTCCGTACCGTGTGCTGCTTTTCTCTTTTTGTCCAGTTCGTGCTGGAGTCGCTTTTTTGCATTGCTTATGTCTTGTTCTAATTTATGAGCCGTTGTTCTGGCAGCATTGGCTAATTGGTTAATGGATGCGTAAGGGTGGCTTACATAGCGTAGTTTAAGCACTTGTCGCTGGTTTAAGGGTAATCCCTTAATAGTCTGCTCTATCAGTTCCCCGTCTGTATGGTCTGGCTCATAGTGCGGTTCTTCGGGTTCGTACAGGCTTCCCAGTTCTGGGACATAGTTCTTCTCAAACGATCTACAGGTGGTGTCAGGCTGTGGACCAACCACGCCCCAAGTAACATACCATGCCCAATTCTGTAGACGCTGGGTTATAGAATCATTTTCCATTGAAATACTCGTAGAAGTCAGGTTCGTTTACTTTCATCCAGTCCATTGCCTCTCGGTGGTTTTTAGCGTGATCCATGCCTATTGTAGAGCTTCCGACATGGTGGACATAGCTGCGGCTTACAAAGTTAGCAAACCCGTTGTAGCGCATCTTTAGGCATTGCACATCATCGCTGTACCAGTTGATAGATGGGTAGTCGATCCAAGCCTTTTTGTTAATAGATGCAAACAATGGGGATATAACATCCGATAGCTGAATCGTATCTTCTTCTACATAGCGTATACCATCCCGATCTGTGCCGATGCGAATGTTTTGTACTCCCCTAGAGTAGTCCGACCTAGCAGATACCCAGCCTATAGGGTAATCCCGTAGATACAATGTATCTTCTTTGAGCTTAGAGTAACTGGTCGGATTAAGCACAATATCGTCATTTGCTACGATAATGTCATCGTGTTGTTTAAAAGCAACACTTACTGCGTAGTTGTATGAGTCACCAAAGTTCGTGTGATCGTTAGGTAGATTGTGTGTTTTGTGGTTTTTACACAACAGTTCTGACCCAGCAATGTAGATTTCTACATCCTTTGGTACATATTGGTCGATTGACGCAAGTAAAACAGGTAAGCACTTAGCGGTTTTAGTGGCAATGACAATAGCGTTCAATGGTTAGCCCTCTAATTGATTCTTACAATAATAACCAAAATATTGTATTATTTCAATAACTTGTAAAAAAGGGCATATATGGCTGACTATCACCTGACTGATGATGAGTGGATTGCTTCTTGGAAAACAATAGGCAGCCCAGTAAAGTTCTCCGAAAAGCACAATATTGCCATACGCAATGTCATGTCTAGGCGGCGAACCCTAGAAAACCGATATGGCATAACCCTAGATACCTTTGACAGCCAAAACCCAGCTTACTTCCAAAAGAAAGTGCAACAGGCGGCTCACAATGTACGCAGAGGGATAGATGCGGATAAAGTAAAGCGAGTCATTGTCTTTAGCGATGCCCACTTTACCGATACGACAACAACGGCATTTAGAGCCTTGTTGCTAATGATTGATACATTTAAGCCAGAAGTTATTATCTGCAATGGCGATGCGTTTGACGGTCAAGTATTAAGCCGTTTCCCATCAATCAACTACGATCAGAAGCCTACCGTATTAGAGGAACTAAAAGCCTGTCAGTATCACCTTGACGAGATTGTTAAGCATAAGCCGCCAGGCTGCGAACTGATATGGACTCTGGGCAACCACGATATGCGGTACGAGTCTTGGCTTGTAAACAAAGTTCCTGAGTATTCTGGTGTGGATGGGTTTAGCCTAAAATTCCATTTTCCAGAATGGCGCACTTGCTGGTCATACTGGATTGGAGAAAATACTGTAGTTAAGCACCGATACAAGGGTGGTCGTACTGCTGGCTATAGCAACCTGACTGCGGCAGGTAATACCAACATTATTACTGGACATACCCATGTCCTTTGCGCTTCACCTATTACAAACTACCAAGGCACTTATTGGGGCGTTCAGACAGGCTGTTTAGCTGACCCCATGAGCCAAACCTTTGAGTATTGCGAGGATAGCCCTAAAGACTGGCGTAGCGGTTTTGTAATGCTGTCGTTTGATAAAGGTCGTATGCTGATGCCAGAACTAATTATGGTGTCTGACGAGGTCAATGGCGAGTTTGAGTTTAGGGGTTGCATAAATAAAGTATGAAACTAACTCCAGCCGTACTTAGAAATTTATACGCAACGATAGTATGTTGCCATCCATTTACTCTTTGGAAGATGCCTTTACCAGAGGAAGTGGATTTTATCGTTAGCACAGATGCAGAAATTATGGGTTCGTACCTTCTAGACTCTGGCGAGGACTATGAACATACCATTACCATATCGTCTGCTCGTTGTGCGTTCTTCTCGACAGTCTTTACCACGATGCTCCATGAATGCGTACATATGTCTTTTCATCGGCAAAAAGGAGATCGTTGGCTACATCATGGCAAGAGCTTTAGGGATCGCTGTACCCGTGTGGGAAAGGCGCTTGGCGTAGATCACCTAGAGCTTTAAGACTACTTTCCAAGTTTTTGACTGACTCGCTCCAATAACTCCTCAAGGGATACTTGCCATTTTCGTTCAAAACCAGATGCACCAAGTGAATGAAAGGAATCATTTCCGAGCCGATGATGGATTGGGCAAAGAGGCAAGACTGGGGATGTAGACCTCTTAGCTCCATATCTCCGCACATGATGGATTTCTGCTGGCGAGCCGCCTTCAATCCCAAGGACTTCGGAACAGAGAATACATCCGAGTTCTGCAATCTTGTTAAGTGCGATCTTTTCATTTTTAGTAGCCATTATTGAGTAGCACGATCAATAGTACGATTAGTAGCCTCTTGGCTGCGCCATATCTCAATTCTAGCTTGCGCTGCTATTAGCTTCCACTTTAGCTTTTCTTCCTGCTCTACTGCGCCTTTTAGTCCATGTAGCAACGCTATGTAATCATCATTGGCGTAGGCTTCCATCTCTTTAGCTGCAATGCTGGATGCGTCTGATTCCAGCATAAGCCGACTTCTAGCTGATCGCAGGTAGTTCTCTATATAAGTTCTATTTGCTTTGGCGGCGGCGTAGTTTCCTGATTCTTTGATGATGTACTCGACTGCTTTGTGTGGGTCATGTTCCATATTCGCATTATTTCCTGTGTTAGTTTGTAATACCCAGCCTCACCACGCTTTTCGTACACTAAGGCTAGTTGTTTCCGTCTTGCTGCTAGTGACCAGGTAAGTAAATCCCTAGCCTCACATTCGTTACGCCACTCCTCGCTGCTCGTATTGATTGATTCGCTCACCTATCCACCTCATTACTGGTACTGCCATTGAATTGCCTAATGCTCTGTATCTGTGACCATCAGGACAATTTTCAATTATTTTTGTATAGTTATCTGGAAAACCTTGCAGCCTTTCACATTCGATTGGAGTTAATCTTCTGACAGCTAAATTTGTAGCAACTCCTTGCAATCCTTGTGTATCTAATGTATATGCTTTATTTGAATCAGACCAACCTTTGCCGTTTTGAGATTTTTCTCTACCACTTGCGTCTTGTATGGCTATTGAGTCTACTACAAGCTGCATTCTGTTTTTATCGGGCATTCGTTGATCGTCTGATGTTCTTGTCAAAGTATCTGCTAATTGTGTTCCATTCCAAAATGTTGGAATAATATGTCCGCTTGTTGCTGTTTGATGATTTAATTTTGATCCACCACATTCTCTGTCGAGCGTTCCAGCAACGCTTGGTATAAAACTTGTGGAAGTTTTTTTCCTCTGCTGTTTGCTCTCCGCAATATCCCAGCGCAGGCTTTCGGACTCAAATAAAACTTCTGCGGAATGTTTCCATCCTGAAGCACATCCGACAACAAACACTCTTTTGCGTCTTTGTGCGACTCCAAAGTATTGAGCGTCAAGCACCCTGTAGCTCCACCCATACCCGAGTTCGCCCAGCGCCCCGAGGAAGCTACCAAAGTCCCTTCCACCGCTACTACTGAGGACACCTGGCACATTTTCCCATACGCACCACTTGGGTCTAAAGTGGTCAAGAATTCCAAGATAGGTAAGAGCGAGGTTACCTCTTGGGTCGTCAAGTCCTTTGCGTAAACCTGCAACGCTGAATGATTGGCAGGGAGTTCCTCCGACCAAAAGTCCGATTGAGTCATTTAAATTCCATTCTTTATATTTAGTCATGTCACCAAAGTTGGTGACTTCTGGGTAATGATGGGCAAGAACTTGGCTAGGGAACTTCTCAATCTCGCTAAAGCCTACTGGCTTCCATCCCATGTGATGCCATGCTACTGTTGCCGCTTCTATGCCAGAGCATACGGATAAATAGTTCACGCTTGCTCCTCAAGTTGTTTAATCTTATTACTGATCCTAGCTCTCCATTGCTGCCAGCCTTCTCCTGCGTAAGCTGGGCAATTAACTTCTGTAGCTTTCTTAATCGTTAGCGGCTCGCTAGAGTACCAAGGTAACTCTGGGCGCTTGTTCTGTTTTGCTTCCTCTATCACGATCTCATCTTCAAACCTATACTGGTTAAGCCAGGTAGCTAAGTGCGGTATAAACGCCAGTTGCGTATCTTGCGACTTCCAGTATTTAATATGGTTTGGCATTGCCTCGATAGCCTGTTCCTGCTCCATAGGATTAAGTTTGTTAAACGCTTTTTCTGCCATGCGTTTACTAACCTTCCGAGGGTACATTGCCCAAAGATTATTGAATGTAGACATCTTCTACGCTTTCGTAAAATTCCATGTTTAAATGCGGAAACCTCTCTTGCAAGAACTCAACGACTTGTTCTATTACTTCGTCATCCTCTACTTCAAACTCTAGTGTGTATACGGTCATTTTGTTATCCAAGTAATTATGCCAATAAAGTAAAAC